GTGTCAGGACACCATACTTTACCCGACTTGAACAAATCCGTCACGCTATTCAAACGCACAAACTTGTCATTTCCCCTACTCGGAGTATATTCCGTCACCACAATACCCATCTGCCTTAACTCAAAGATCAACGGACTACCCGCCGCCTTCGCCTCAATCACAAACGAATCAGGTTGCCACTCCTTATAAAACTCATATGCCGTCTGCTTTAACTCAGGAAACTCCATCCTCTTCTTAAACGCATCCAACAAAATAATGTTCTTATTATTAGGATCCTCGTTCAGATTAAATATCCCCCAAGTCGTACACGCAGAATAGTCACTCCTCTCATTCTTCGTAAACGCAGTATCCCAACTCTGAATAATAAACTCACACGGCGGAGGCGTATCACTCTCCCAAACCTTCCACCAATCCCTCTTCACCAACGCACCCTCTTCACCTGTAGGTTGCTGCTGGTACTGAGCATTCCACTTCATCGGCGGCAACTCTTCCCTCAACGCCGACAACTCACTCAAACTCCAAAACTCTGGCCACAACGGATTCCCACTCGGCATAATGGCAGGCAACTCAATCACCTCCCACTCTTCCCCCTTATCCCTACCCAACGCATCCTTGATAATCCGCCCAGTCAAATCCCTCTCTGACCATCTCGTCATCACAACAACAATACTTCCACCCGGCTGCAAACGCTGCCTAGGCCCAGACGTATACCACTCATAAACCCTATCAAAAACACTCGGGTCCCCCAGTGCCGCCTCCTGCTCACTATGCGGATCATCAATAATAAGTAAATCCGCACCCTTACCCGTTACCGTACCACCAACACCAATCGCAAAATATTCCCCATTCTTATTGGTACTCCACCTACCCGCCGCCTTACTATCTTGCCTTAAATTCACTTCAGGAAACACAGTCTTATACTGCTCTGATCCAACTAAGTTCCTAACCTTTCGTCCAAACCCAACCGCCAGCTCAGCAGTATTCGAACACTGAATCACCTTCTTATTAGGAAACTTACCCAAAAACCATGACGGCAATAAATAACTCGCAAACTCACTCTTCGTATGCCTAGGCGCCATATTGATAATCAACCGCTTACTCTCACCCCTAGCAATTGCCTCAAACTTCTTCGCCATCACAGCATGATGCCTTCCAGCCACAAAGCCAGGCCACATCATCTTCACATAATCCATAAACTTCTCTTGCGCCTTCTCCCTCTCCACCGCCTCACGGAAACTCCTTACCTTTTCCATGAACTCCAAATACTGATCCTCAGGCATAGCCTCCAACAATTCATCTAGTTTCATTCTGTATGCCCTTCTTCATATATCCTTATACCTCAAGTCACTAGGCCGAACAGATCTACTCCCCTTCCTCCTCTTCACCGCACCCAACTTCTCCAGCCTCGTAATAATCTTCCCAATATTACCCAACCCATTCTTACCCCTTATCCTCGCTATATCCCGATAAGACGGCGCACAGTAATACCGAGCCCAATACTCCCTAATAATCTGATATACCTCACTCTGTGCCGGGGTCATCTATGGAACCCATCACTTTCATCAACGGGGGGTGTTTCCATATAGTTATACACAGGATGTTCCACGGCATTTTCAGAGGAGCGGGGGACATCTGAGTCGGACTCAGATCTTAACTCATTGATTTCATTAGGGTTTTTGGGGGTGCTTGAATTTTCTGGTGGTTGTTTGTGTGGAACACTATGCACAGAACCTTGGGACTCCTTCGGCTCGATTGGGGGGGCGGCACCAGGGTGGGCCTGGGCTGCGAGCTCTTCCAAAAGGGCGTGCGCCTCGACGTCAACGACATCATCACTTTGATTGGTGATTAGCTTTTTGATCTCTGAGAGTATTTGATCCTTTGCCACTTTAGATGTTACCGTCTTAGTCTCTTGTGCCATTGGTTTAAATAGATCGACTCCAGTTATCTCGCCGATGACTTTCGAGGCGTTGATCTTGTCGGAGTGTTTAGCATCTTCTGAGAGTAGAACTTCTGTAAGGGTTTGAACAACTAATGCTCTTAAAGCTCCAGAGGAACGATATTCCATCGCTTCTATTGCCCTTTGTGTCTTTTCTATTTCAAGGGCTATGCGAGGATCTCGGCTTAATTGGCTTGCATCTGTCCCTACAACTCTTGGGCTTGCCTTGGTGTTGTAAGCCGATCTGTATGCATCTGCCTTTGTCTTCTTATTGATTACAAGCTCTTTAACGAAACGCTTTTGTTTATGTGTTAGTGGTTTTGTGGTCTTGGAATTGAGGACGCTCTCTATTGGTATCTCTTCTATTCCTTGTCTTATCTCTGCTTTGGTCAACATAACTGTTCGCCTTTGGCTCATTTAACTTAGTCCAATTATAGGAGAACAAATAGGATAACCGCAATAGACCGCCACAAAATCAAACCAATTCCATCGCTGGTAATACTTTTGCTGCAATTCACCAGGCAAAAGTAGTGCTAAATTATAACAGGGTTTTCACTATAAAAATAATTGTTGAAATTGTCAACTTAAACACAATATTGCACGTTATCACAAGTAATTGCAAATAATTGCAAGATATTAAAAGGAGCAACTGAAATGAAAGACTATCTATTTATTGACACCACACCAACAGAAGAGAAATGTTCTCAGGTAGGTGAAGAAGACTATCACTCCAAGGCAAGGGCAGAGGCAAAAAGAATGCTCGCCCAAATTGACAAGCACTATCCATTACCCGAATTGGCAAACATGGGATATACAACCATCGCAACTGAGCACCATGATTTTGGGTCTTACTTTCAAATCAAAATTGTTTTTGATGATGAATGCGAGATTAGCACCAATTGGGCTTTCTCTATTGAGGCAGATGAACTAGGCGCTTTGCGTTATTGGGATGATGAAATCAAAACCAACTATACAAGAGCAAAAACCCCTCAAGAATTAGTGCAAGGCTTTGCTTAAATCAATATGGAAAGCCTTTCTAGGCTTTTCGGATTGTTTTAATCCACAACTCAAAGGAGCTTAAAAATGAAAAGTATTGATTATCTCGGTTTTACTATTTGCTTTGAAACGCAACACAATGGCTCAGTTTTAGCTACTGCCATTGGAGACAATGAAACCATAAAAATGGTTTACTACTTTTACCCAAAACACAAAATCATCAATTCAATTAAAGCAAAAATTAGGAGCCTATAAATGAAAACCTCAAATCTAATTATCTACATTCTAGCAATTGCTTGTTTTATTACTTGCGTTTTATTCACTCTAAACGGATTTTTGCTTTTTGGAATTGTTTTCCTAGGACTTGGCATCTTAGGATTTTGCTCAGCACTTGAAGAGGAACTATTCAGATGAGATATTTACAAGAATTCCCAGACTATCCCGAGCCACTCCCCCAAATTGAGGGCTTTGAGGATATTTCATACAGAAACGATATTTGCCCATCATTGGGCAAAGAAATACAAGATCAAGTATATCTAACCCTTTTTTGTGATTATCCAAAACTTGAAGACAGAGAAACCCAAGGGCTCAGATATAGCTTATTCATTCAAGATGAAGGGATGGATGATTACCTATGCACAACCGACAATCTCGAATTGATGCGCTTTTATATTAGTGGCTTTTTAAAAGGACTTGAACAATGAATCACATATTTTTAAACACACCCGAAGACTGCCAATGGCTCAGGTCAACTCACTTAGGAGGTCGAACCGATCTCAAATTTGAGGCTTTCGTTCTTTATGGAAATGAAGACTCACCCACAAAAGTAGAGCTTTATTTTACACAAGACCCTCTTTATACCGATGAATTTCACACAATCAATTTTTTATAAGGACTAAAACCATGAAAACCACAGTATCACTTTATGACTTTCAAAATGCCTTTGACGAAATAAGACCCGATAATTTCTCCTACGATGGCTTGACTTGGCTCTTTAACTATTTTGAAGAGGTCGAGAACTCCTCGGGCGAGGAGATTGATTTCGACCCCATCGCTATTTGTTGCGACTATACAGAATCCACTTATGAAGAGGTTGCCGAATCCTATGGCATTGATTTAGATGAAAATGATTCGCCAGAAGATCAAGCGTCACAAATAAGGGACTTTTTAGAAACCGATTCTGTCGTTATTGGCTATGACGATGAAAAAATTGTTTATTTAAACTTTTGAGGAAAACCAATGATTGAGCAACTACTAGAACTAATCCACCATGCCGACCAAAACAATCAAGAGGCAATGTCTTACATTGACTCAGGCGAAACACACAAAGCAATCCAAGCCTTAGCCCTTAATTATGATCTACTTGGAACAATCCACGATCTATTGAGGGAAAAGCAAAAAACCGAACAATCTTACTATTGAGGAACTATCATGGACGAAAGAACACAATTTGAACAAGAGCAAAGAGAATTTGAAAATTTAGCAAATGAGGCACTTGATGAGGCTTGTTATTACATACAAAGAAAATTAGGGGTTAAAAGTGGAGATTATGCGAGCCTATTTTTTAGTGATGGCGCAATCGTTGAACTATTTAAAAAATACATTAATGAAGAGGTCTATTTAAATATATTGTCAAAAGAACAATTGATTGATAGATTAATTCAAGATGACATCAAAGACTCTAACAAAGAATTTTTAGAACAAATTTTTAGAGATGGTTTTTTAGGGTACAAAAATCAAACTTTAGATGAGCTCAAATCCGAATGGTTTCAGCGACTTGAAAACCGATAAAAAAAACTGATTCACGCTTAAAAACTCACGCTTAGGAATCGGCAGCAAATCAATTGCAGCCGAGGCCCAACCACGCCTGGCGTCATCCTGGCGAACTTTTCAAAAAATTTTTTAAAAAATTGTCAACTAAAACACATTGACTCACGTTTATTTTATTGCATATAATTGCAATTTTCTACAAAGGTGCACGCATGAACTTTCCTGAAAGCATATTGATTGAACTCGGATATAAATTCGAAAGGGCTAAAACGATGATTGACT